CAAATTTTAACTGTTAGTTCAACTACTGGATTATCAGTTGGTTTGGGTGTAAGTCAAGCAGTTCCAGCAAATACAGTTTTAGCTGGTGCAGGAACAACTTCATTACTTACCGGATCCTTTAAGGGTATTATTACTGGGATAAACAGTACAACTAAAAAAGTTGATGTAAAAGTTTTATCTAATGTAAGTACTGGAGGTACAGAAACTGCTATTGACTATCAACCAAGAGGCATTTATAAATTTACATCTGCCGCAATTTCATTTGTTGGAAGCGGAGCAGGATCTACTTCAATTTCTGGAACCAGAGGTCAATTAGGAAGTTCTGCAGTAACAATTAATGCGGGTGCAGCAATTACTTCATATTATCTAGTATCAACATTAACTTTAGATACTGCTGGTGGATTGCAACTGAGTGCTTCTGATACAACAATTGGTATTGCTACTGCAGGAATAACTGCAGGTTCAGATAGATTTTTAGCAATTGATAATGAAATCATTTCTTTAAGTGGGGCTAGCCTTGCAGTTGGTGGATTTACTGGTGCTACAAGAGGTTCGGAAGGAACTGCTGGAGTAGTACATAGTGATAATACAACTGCACTTTACCTTCAAAAATTTAGTGGAGTAGGAACTGTAACTTCTACAGTTAGTTCTTCGGATACTATTATTGGAATTAGTACAAATAATTCTGGAATATCTACAATAGTTAATGCTAACGGATATTTGAAGATTGGATCGGAATTTGTAAGAGTTAATAGTTTATTGTTAGGAAATACTGCTGCAACAACTGTAACATCTGATGTAGATTGGTTTGATACACAAAAAATACAATTAACTCAGACATCATCAGTTAATTGGAATAATGTTGCACCAAGACCAGGAACTTCTGAATATGCCGAAGCAAGAAATTCAAGATTTGATGAAATTCATTTAGTCTTAGTAGACTCTCTTGGAACTATTTCTGGCAATTCTGGAACAATTTTAGAAAAACATTTAAATCTTTCTAAAGCAAGTGATGCGACATTCTCTGTTGGAAATACTTCATATTGGAGAAAATATCTTGCTGTTAATTCAGATTATATTTTTGGACTTAATTCTCCTGTAGGTATCGTAACTACCGGATACAGTTCTGGATTTACTTTACAAGCAGATTTTGGTTGGGATCAAGAAGCAAATGGTATTATTTTTGGAGCAAATGGTGCAAGTAATTTAATTTTAAATAAGGGAAAAAATTATGGAGGAATATCCGCAATTACTACACCAGGAGCACTAAATGCAAGTATTTCCGAAATTTCTGATGGATATAGTTTATTTGAGAACACTGAAAATCTTAAAGTTGATTTTTTAATTATGGGTTCCGCTGCATATGATCTAAGTAGTGCTCAATCGCTTGCACAAAAACTTATTTCGGTTGCAGAACTTAGAAAAGATGCAATTGCGTTTATTTCACCTTATCGTGGAGCATTTTTAAGTGACACTGCTGTACAAACGGAAGTTACGGTCAAAAACCCAGGAATTGTTACCAATAATATTGTTGAGTTCTTTGCCCCGATTAATTCATCATCGTATGCAGTATTTGATTCTGGATATAAATACGTTTATGATAGATTTTCTAAGACTTTCCGTTACATACCACTTAATGGTGATATTGCAGGATTATGTGCTCGTAATGATGTAAATAATTTTCCTTGGTATTCTCCAGCAGGAACAACTAGAGGAGCTATCTTAAATGCAGTTAAACTTGCATATAACCCAAGTAAATCACAGAGAGATATTCTATACTCTAATAGAATTAACTCTATAATATTTTCTCCAGGAGCAGGTATTATTCTTTTTGGTGATAAAACTGGACTAGCTAAAGCATCTGCTTTTGATAGAATTAATGTCAGAAGACTATTTATTTACTTAGAGGATGCAATTTCTCGTGCTGCTAAAGATGTATTGTTTGAATTCAATGATGAGATAACTAGAACAAATTTTGTAAATACAATTGAACCATTCTTGAGAGATGTTCAGGCAAAACGAGGAATAACTGATTATGTAGTAATCGCAGATGAATCTAATAATACTGCAGCGGTTATTGATTCTAACGAATTTAGAGCCGATATTTATATTAAACCAGCGAGATCGATCAACTTCATTGGTCTTACATTTATCGCCACTAAATCTGGCGTTGATTTTGAAGAAGTCATCGGAAACTTTTAATTAAACAAGAGGTTTAAAAACTATGGCTACCAGGAATCAATTAAATCCACCTCCTTTAAGAAAGATTACAGACTTCAAAAGTAAGATGTCTGGAGGTGGTGCTAGAAGCAACCTTTTTGAGGTTGTTTTATCTTTCCCAGAATCAGCTCCAGCGGATACAAATGTTCTAGACAAGTCTAGATTCTTAATTAAATCTGTGGCACTCCCAGCATCAACTGTGGCTCCATTAGAAGTTGCTTTTAGGGGTAGAACTCTTAAATTAGCAGGAGATCGAACATTTGAAAGTTGGACAATCACAGTTATTAATGATACTGATTTTGCAATCCGTTCAGCTTTTGAGAGTTGGGTAAACTCTATTAATAGAGTCTCTGATAATACTGGCGAAACCAATCCGGCATTATATCAAGCAGATGCATTTGTTTATCAATTAGATCGTGACGGTACTACTTTAAGAGCATATCATTTCTATGATTTATTTCCAACAAATATAAGCTCAATTCAATTAGCATACGAGACTGATGCAATTCAAGAATTTACTGTAGAGATGCAAGTTCTTTGGTGGGAAGCAGTTAAAGGTACTTCTCCAGCCGCTGGTGGTAAAGATATTAACTAAATACAACATATTAAGAGATTAAATTTATAACATGGCAAAACTTTTTGGTTTTTCAATTGACAATACTGAAAAAAAATCTAAATCTATAATATCCCCCGTTCCTCCAAATAATGAGGACGGGGTTGATTATTATGTACAATCTGGATTTTATGGACAAACTGTTGATATTGAAGGAGTATATAGAACAGAACACGATTTAATTCGTAGATATAGAGAGATGTCTTTACATCCAGAATGTGATGGAGCAATTGAAGACGTAGTAAATGAGGCAATTGTAAGTGACCTATATGATTCTCCAATTGAGATTGAATTATCAAATTTAATTGGTAGCGATAGACTCAAAGAAATTATAAGAGAAGAGTTTAGACATATTAAAGAAATTATGGACTTTGACAAAAAGTCTCATGAGATATTCAGAAATTGGTATATTGACGGTAAACTATTTTATTTAAAAGTTATTGATGTAAAAAAACCAGAAGAAGGTATTCAAGAACTTAGGTATATTGATCCAGTAAAAATTAAACATGTTCGTCAAGAAAAAAAAACAAGTAATAGTTTAGGACCTAATATATCTGCTTTAACTAATTTAAATCTTAATGAAGTTACCTTTCCAGAAATTGAAGAATATTACATTTATACTCCAACAGTAACTTATCCATCAAGTATGTTAGGGACTTCTGCAAAGGGGGTAGTTAAAATTGCAAAAGACTCAATTACCTATTGTACTTCTGGATTAGTAGATCGCAATAAAGGTAATGTATTGTCTTACATGCATAAGGCTATTAAAGCACTTAATCAACTAAGAATGATTGAGGACTCTCTTGTTATATACAGAATGTCAAGAGCTCCAGAGCGTCGTATTTTTTATATAGATGTAGGAAATCTTCCTAAGGTAAAAGCAGAGCAATACTTAAAAGAAACGATGTCTAGGTATAGAAATAAATTAGTTTATGATGCAAATACTGGAGAAGTTAAAGACGATAAGAAATTTATGAGTATGATGGAAGATTATTGGCTTCCAAGAAGAGAAGGTGGAAGAGGAACTGAGATTACAACCCTGCCTGGAGGGCAAAATTTAGGAGAACTTGCTGATATTGAGTATTTCCAAAAGAAACTATACAGAGCACTTGGTGTTCCAGAATCACGAATTGCTGGTGGTGGAGATGGATTTAATCTAGGTCGATCAACTGAAATATTACGAGATGAACTTAAATTTTCTAAATTTGTAGGAAGACTTAGAAAAAGATTCGCAAATATGTTTAATGATATGCTTAGAACTCAGCTGATATTAAAAAATATAGTTACTCCAGAAGATTGGGATAAAATGAGTGATCATATTCAATATGATTTCTTGTATGATAATCATTTTGCAGAACTTAAAGAATCTGAACTTTTATCAAACAGATTAACATCTGTTACATCTATGGAGGCGTATATTGGAAAATATTACTCAACAGAATATGTTCGTAAGAAAATTCTTCGCCAAACTGATGTTGAGATTATCGAAATTGATAAACAAATTGAAGATGAAATTAAAAAAGGAATTTTACCAGATCCAAATGCTCCAGTAGATGAAGCAGGAAATCCTATTCCAGGAGGTGTCCCTATGGAACCAGAAGCTATTCCAGGAGAAGAAGTTGCACCGGAAGAATTAATTACTCCAGAACCTCCTCCAGAACCCAAAGGTGGCAAGATATAAATAATAACATAGTAATAAATATTCTTATGGAAGAAATTGTCGATTTGATTGCAACAGATGGGTCAGTATATGATGCATCAAACAAAATTAAAGATTTGTTATATGCAAAAGCATCTAGTAGAGTTGATTCTTCTAGACCCTATGTTGCGGCATCATTATTTGGTGATGAATATAGCGGAGAAAATGAATAATGGCAACTAAGATTGTCCAAAATGTAAATAGAATATCAGCAAGTGCTGGATCAGCTTCTACTAGTAATCCAATTGCATTGAAAAGTGGATATTTAAGAATATCTACAGGAGCAACTTCAGTACATGTTGAGACTGGTGGAAATCCAATTGCTACAGTAAATTCATTCGAAGTTACTTCAGCATCCCCTGAAGTTTTAAAAGAAAGGATTGCTAGACAATCTATTTCGGGAATTACAACTGGAAATCCAACTGTAATAAATTTTGACATAAATTCTGGAAATCCATTTTTGATTGGTGATTTCGTTACTATTCAAAATGGTCTACCAGTTGGAGTTAATACTGAGCATAAATTGATTACTGGATTATCAAATGATTCAGTAACAGTTGATTACAATACTTCATCTATAGTTGGAGTAATTACTACATCTTCTGCAAATATTGCAAGAAGTGTAAAAGTAAGTGCAATTACATCATCAGGTAATCAAAATGTAAGCATCACAGAAATCGTTCAGTTAGTCACGGAGTAAAATGAAACTTATCACAGAAGAAGTCTCACAAGTTAATTTCTTTACCGAAGGTAAGGGTGTAGATAAAAAAATGTTTATTGAGGGTATTTTCCTTCAGGGAGACATTTGTAATCGTAATGGGAGAATGTATCCTATGCAAACTCTTGCTCGTGAAGTTAATCGATATAATGAAAACTTTATCCAAAAAGGTCGTGCTCTTGGAGAACTAGGTCATCCAGATGGACCTACAGTAAATCTTGATCGTGTTTCTCATAAGATAGTATGTCTTGAGCAGAGTGGACAAAACTTTAGAGGAAAAGCACAACTACTCGGAACTCCTATGGGAAAAATTGCCGAAGCTTTAATTAAAGAAGGAGTTTGTCTCGGAGTCTCTTCTCGTGGTGTGGGATCTCTTCGTATGACTAGCGAAGGTCATAAAATTGTTGGTGAAGATTTTATGCTGGCAACTGCGGCAGATCTTGTTGCAGACCCTTCTGCTCCTGATGCATTCGTATCTGGAATTATGGAAGGAGTTGAGTGGATTTATGATGCATCCAAAAATAGTTGGTTTATGGAGCAATCTAAACGAAAAATTAACAATTTAGTTAGTCAAAAAGTATTAGATGAACATAAGGTTCAATTGTTCCAAGATTTTTTAGCAAATCTTTAAATTATAAA